AACCCGTTTTCATCAAAGCTTCAGGAGTACCAATTGAGTACCACGTTACTAATTTAGGTTACGTAACTCACATAAGGTTCTCCATGGGATGTGAAGATATACCAGACGTTAACAAGCTCTACATAGTTCGTAAAGTTATCTTAGCTGATGACATGCTAACTGACTTACGTTCATTACGTAAAAATAAAAGGAAACTATACGCATATCTAAAAAGTTTAATATACCCACATGAAAGTTATAGCTAGACAACTGATAGGCTGGGACGTAGTTAAAGAACTAGCCTTACAGACAGTAAACAAGAAGGTAGTAAATAACTTCCCTACCGATACCTGGAAGAAGAAGATGCTGAATGCAGAACATTCTCCAATCAGGGCATTGACCTTCTTGATACAGTGTGAAGATATTCCATACTATGTTCATACTCATTTAGTAAGACATAAGATTGGAGTTGAATGGTTCGTTGGTACATCAAGAGAAGATCGTACTGGAGTTAAACGTGAAGATCGTAAACAAACAGACCTAATAAACATGAGCTTCCTGATTAATGCTCAGGCCCTTATTCAATTGGGTAGGAAGAGATTATGTACTCAGGCTTCACCAGAAACCAGAAAGTTCGTTCAAGAGTTAAAGAAAGCAATATATGTAGTAGATGCCAATGTATCATATTACATGGTACCAGACTGTATCTATCGCAATGGCTGTCATGAAATTAATAACTGTGGATATTATGACAACTTCAAAAAGAAAAAGTAAAGATCTCAAACTGTATATAAAAGCTAGAGAAGCTTATTATAACGGAGAAGAGATAATGACCGATATTGAATTTGATGCACTAGAAGAAAAGCTAGGTATGGAAAATAGGTTGATTGGTGCACCATCTACCAGTAATAATTATACAGTACCTCATCCCTTTATTATGGGGTCATTAAAAAAGATACAGGTACATAAGACCTCAGATTGGAATGATCTGTATAATCAATTACCAGATGTACTAAAAAAACACCAAGTAATTGTTACTCCAAAGTATGATGGGTGTTCATTTGAAATGGTAGTAAAGTACGGTAAATTATTCTCTGTATCAACTCGAGGTGATGGTAATTGGGGTAAGGATATTTATCGTTTGATGAGAACAATGTTAGTCAAACAACCCATTAACTTTAAGTTATTTAAGTCATACGAATGCCTTATACTCAGAGGAGAGATACTGATAAGTAAAGATACATTCGAACGTAAATATCAAAAGGAATTTAAGAATCCAAGGTCTTTCGTATCTGGTATGGTAAACTCAGATTATGATGCTTTCAATAAAGCAGAGTTTAAGAAAGCTTCAGACCTTGAGTATGTTATATATGATTATAGGTATATCATAGATAACCTCCTGGTTGAATTAGATAGTGATGATCTAGCTAATATAATTGGTAAAACTAATACAGTATATAGGGTAGTCCGTATGTTTTCTGTTGACATATTTAAGGAAACATATGAACACATGAAAAACTTCAGGTCTACCTATAAATTTCCTTTAGATGGATTCGTAATAAAACCCTGTTTAGATTACCGGGATCCCGTACCTGCAGAATACCCAAATGATTGTATAGCCATTAAGTTTGAACCAATGGTAGCCGAGACTACTGTAGTTAATATACAATGGAATTTAGGTAAGTCTGGAGAATATTATCCTACTTTACAGGTAAAGCCAGTAATATTAGATGGTAAAACTATCACTAATGTTTCTGGTCATAATTATGGTTTTATAATAGATAAGATCATTGGAATAGGTTCAAAAATAGTTATCTCATTAGCTGGAGATATAATACCTTTTATCTATGAGGTAAAAACTTTTGGTGAAAGTATACCATTACCAGAAGAGCCATTTACAATAGAGGGTTGTCATGCTTATGCAGACCTATCAAAGGAACAAGATAGAAGGAATAAATTCTTAAACTCTTGTGAGATATTATCTATACCAGGCTTAGGTCCAGCATTATCTGAACAGTTATATGATTACGTAGATAGTAGTCATAGGAAAGTTTCAAATATACTTAGGTTAAAACCAGAAGTTATAAAGATGGCTATACCTTCTCTATTAGGTGAGAAGATCTATAAAGAGTTTAAGAACATACGTCAGAATATTACTCTCAGTAAGGTGATACAGACTATGTGCTTAGATTCACACGGTCCTAAGGTATGTAATGCCCTTGAACGTATAATATTAACTGGAGAGGGTAAACTACCTAATTATAAAACCCAATGGGTACTCTCTGAAGATTCCAAGGAATTTAGCAAGTTACGAAGATTATTAAAATCAATAGGAAAAGGGCTAAAAGATTTTCATCTAGAGGAATCAAATCAAACTTTATGTATACTTACTGGTAGTCCAAAGCAATATAAAACTAAAGCAGAGTTTCTTAAAGCTAACCCAGAGTATAAAGAAACTTCTTCGTTTAAGGAAGCAAAGGTTTTATTTACCGGAGACTTGAATTCAACCTCGAGTAAGATGGTAAAAGCTAAAAAGATTGGACTAGACATTAGAGAGTACTAAGTTTGCAGGTAGTTACTATTAGATATAAACTTATTAATTATAATAAAATGGCTAAGGAAAAGAAAAAGAAAGGTAAGAAGTCATTACCTGACCTCAGTAAACATGACCCATTACAGCCCATAGATCTATCTTCAATAGGTAGTAATGGAGACCCATGCTTTGGTAAAGGTTATGACTTAAGTACCAAAGAATGTAAACTATGCGGTGACTCTGAGTTATGTGCTTATAGAATGAGCCAACTCTTAAATAAGACTCGTAAAGAGCTAGAAGAGGAAAATAAGTATAAAGACTTAGACGTACTTGAGGATGTACCTGGTATTAAGAAATACCTACGAGCTCGTAAGAGAAAGGGCGATAGTCGTAAAGAGTGCATTCAGAAGGCCAGCGAAAAATTCGAAGTACCAACAAAGCTTATCCGTAAGATATATAAGGAGATGGAAGGCTAATACATCATTTAATAACATATTACAAATGGAAAGAATTAGATTTACTAAGGTTCGTGATGTACATTCACCAACCAGGAACAATGAGGGTGATGCAGGAATAGATTTCTACATCCCAAACGATTTAACTCTGCAAATATTATCAGAGAAGAACCCACACCTTGCATTTGGTGAACATGCTAAATTCAGTGATCATGTAGCCTTATCATTTAGTAATGGTTTAGTAAGAGACATCTTCCTGGCACCAAATACTCGTATCAATATCCCAAGTGGTATTCGAGTATTACTTGAACCAAAAGAGTCTGCTCTTATCGTTGCAAATAAGTCTGGCAGAGGCTCAAAACAAGGGCTTATCTTTACTGCTCAGGTATGTGATTCACCTTATACTGGAGAGTACCATCTATGTGTATATAACACATCTACTCATCATGTACAGTTAAAGGTTGGAGAAGCTTTGGTACAGATGATACATACTCCAGTATACCTTACTAACCCAGAGGAGATCTCTAACGAGGAATTCGAATCAGAGGCTAGCAGTTGGGGTACACGAGGTAACAAAGGCATGGGGTCAGGCAATAACAAGGCTAAAGACAAGAAGTAATGGATATACGTACAATTAAAGAAGCACCAGAAGAGGTCATCTTTGACCTCTTCTTAGAAAAGATTTTTGAGTTACAGAAAAGACTGATGGAAGGTTACATTGGTAAGATTGAGAAGAATCTACCAAACTATCCAATCAGTATCAACTCAGAACAAGGTCAAGTAGTACTGAAGGATTTTTCTGCTAGAGTTATAGAGGAAACTGCTGAAGGCTACGAATCAACCGAAGAGGCTATAAAGATAGCAGAATCAGTAGGTTGGAACATTGATTTACTTACATCAGAACAGTTTGAGATGTTAATAAATCATTTGCAGAATTCTAATGAGGAACAGGCAGATGCTTTTGCTTTCTTCACTGAGTTGTTTATCTATGCAAATGTTGGTCCAAGTGATATATACGAGTATATTAATCAACGTATCCTTAAAGAGACTGATGATTCAGTAGAGAATTTGGATGATCTATTCAAACTTGGAGCTTTCATATTGCAGAGTGAGGGCTATGTAGAACCAACTCTTAACCTGTTTAACCTGGTAACTAAGGATATGCTTAGTGATCGTGGTAAGGATGTAGAACACGTACTAAGCTACATTCCAGGCTTTAGGTTTACAACTCGAGAGTTACATTCTACAGAGGATCACATGCTTTGGAAAGTATGCTATCATTTGAACATTGGTAGAAACTTCTTAAAGAATAAAACTTGGAAGCAGTCTCAGGAATTAACCGATGGCTTACGTTACCAAGAGCAAATAGTAAAGGCTTTCATATACTACTGTGGTTACTTGAAGGTTATGGGATTCACACCAGAAACTTTCTATGTACTCTTCTTTAAGAAACATAAGGTTAATTGCTTCAGACAGGCTAGTAATTATTAATATCATTAAGTTATGAAAAAGAAATTAGGTCCAGTACAGAAACGTAAATTAGAAGCTCGACAGTACCAGGAGCTTCAGCGTAAAGAACAACAGGCTGCTAAAGCCTTAAAAAAGGCTAAGGCATAATATGGGTGGTTGGAATAAGCCACTTGAAGGTCTAAAGTTAAACTCAGAAGAAACTTGTCATGCTGTAGAGTTTGCTACTTCTCAAGAAGCATGGGAAAAGTTGAATGAGGGTTTTTTAACTTTAGACCCTCTATTGTTCTCAAAGGGAGCAGTGGCAAATGCAGGAGTAGCAGTATGCTACAATGTATTTATAAAGATACGTAGAGCTTGGGTAGACCCAGAATTCGATTATGGTCGTCACTTTAATTACACAGAAGCTAAGTGGACAGTATTACTGAATAACTACATTGACTTCAATCAGTTGGATTTGATTAAGTCTCAGCTTAATGTAAAGAGGTCAACTTATAATCAGAATTATAATATAAGTTACCTATTTAACAACTCTCATAATAATGGTAAGCAGTGTCTTCTAGCAGCTACTTTTAGTAAAAGATTCCAGGAAGATATTCCAGTAATAACTATTATTCTTAGAGCTTCTGAAATAACTAAGAGGTTGATCTTTGATTTCCTATTAGTTCAGCGTATGGCAGAGTATGTATACGGAAAAGATCAGGCAGTACAGATAAATGTATTTGCTACTCAGATGTATGGTAACGTTGAGACTCTTCTAATGTATGTAGCTCATAAGCCGTTTAAACAGATATACAAAGGTTATGATAAGGAATCTCCTTGGTACAAGAGAGTAAAGGAAGTTTATAAGAAGTTCATGAAAGGATCTCCTGAAGAATTTTCTAAGTTCAAGGTATTCTTAAGATCATTCAAGGTAATTCGTCCAGACCTGTATGAGTATAAACCTCTACTGGCAAAAGACTTAAACCTTGGTGATGATACCATAGAATATCCAGAGAATTGCATAACCTTCTCTCAACGAAAGGCTTATAAGCGTAAGCTTCTTAGAAGAAAGTCAGCTTCTAAAGCATAAGTAAAAACTTTAATATTATAATAAATTAATAACAAATGAGAATATACGATAACGCAAGAGAGTTAATGTCTGAGATGGGCAGAGACTTATGGGAAATGGGTTTATTAAATAAGCCAAAAACTTATCAGAACAAAGACATATCTCAGAATGGAGATATGGTAACTAAGGAAGAGATTTGTAAACAGTACTGTCTTACAGCTCTCCCAGATCCAGAGTTCCTTTTCATATATACTAAGACTGAGAAATGGGCAGAGGCTGAGTTTGCTGAACGAATCTCAGGCGAACAACTTAACCCAGGTAAGGCTTGGGAACTTAACCCAGGTATGTGGGAAGAATTCTTGGTTAAAACTGAACAGGGTATGAAGTTTGATTATACCTATGCAGAGAGATTTAACAGAAAGAATGGTACATCAACTAATGGTACTGTTCTAGATGAGGTTGTAGAACTGTTAAAGAATGACCCAGATACTCGTAAGGCTATCATACCAATCTTTACTGGTAGTGATACAAAACATTACTGTGGTGATGCCCGTATACCTTGCTCAATGTACTACGATCTACTAATCAGAGATTGTGGTATGGGTAAACAATTGAACCTGGTATACCATCAACGCAGTTCAGATTTCGTTGGTCACTTTGGTGATGACGTATTCTTGGCATGGTGTATGATGATTTACATCTCTAAGAGAGTTGGTGTAAAGCCAGGTTTCTTATTCCATACCATAGACTCCCTCCACTGTTACAAGAGAGATTGGCATTTTCTAAAAACTTCAGTAGATGAACTGATGTATGATTTGGTGAACTGTGAATAAATTATTTGAGGAGGTACTGTTAAATTAACGGTATCTCCTTTTTAACTGTAAATTCGTATGGAAAGAACAAGGTATCATATTATTAAAAATAGGCAAGAGCTAGATACTCTTATAGAATCATGTAAGCGTACTGGTTATGCCTGTATAGACTATGAAACGAATGCTAAAGGGTTATATCGTAAAGATTTCAAACCAACTATCCTTTCAGTAAGTTTCATGCCAGGCTTTGGATGTTCTATACCCTTAGATCACCCAGAAACTAAAAAGTACTGTGGTAAGAACTGGAAGTGGAAAAGAGAACTTAAACACTTTGGTAGAGAGGTAATAGAAAACCCAGAAATTACTAAAGTTGCATGGAATGCTAAATTCGATGATCAGATAAACCAGAAGTATGATATATACTATAGAGGTACTATGTTAGATGGTATGCTAGCTAAGTATGTACTAAACGAAGAACGTCCTCATGGTTTGAAGGAGATGGTAAGTATTTATTTACCTGAGTCAGCAAACTATGAATCAGATAAAGGTTTTGATAAGTTACCATGGGATAAGAAACCTCTTAACATGTTATGTGAATACGGTTGCCAGGATACCGACTACACATTACGTTTAATGATATTCCTTGAGAAGAAGCTTATAGACTTAGGCTTTTATTCAGTATTTAGAAACCTGTTTATGTGTAATTCAAGGGTTCTCACTTCAGTAGAGAAAGAAGGATTATACGTTGATGTTGAATTCAATAAAAAGCTGTTAGCTGAGTATAAGCCAAAGATCGATAATGCCTATAATACTATCATGGAACTACCAGTAGTTAAAAGGTTCCAAAAGTATTATATTAAGCAACGTATATCTGCTTATCTAGAAAGTATTGAAAAAGAACTTGAGGAATTAGATTATAATGATCCAAAAGATGCTAGAAAAATTGCTTCTAGAGAACAGAAAATCTCTAATGTAAGAGCTGGAGTATATTCTAATAAAACCGAGAGAGAGTTGGTAAGGCCAATAAACCTTAACAGTAAGAAAGACTTACCTGAGCTAATGTTCAGTAAACACGGTTTTAAGATGACTCCTCTAAAGGAAACTGACTCAGGTACACCATCAACAGATGAAGAGAGCTTAGTAAAGTTAAGGTTAGAGTATAAAGACCCACAATGCGATAAAGCAATATTCCTTGATAACTTATTAGAGTTACGAGGTTTAGAGAAGATGTATAAGACCTACATAGTTGGCTGGAGTGAAAAAGTCCAGGATGACAGTAGACTTCATGGTAGGTATAATATACAGGGTACTGATTCGAACAGATTCAGTAGTTCTGAACCAAACATGCAACAGATACCGAAAACTTCTGTAGATCCAAATATAAAGAAGCAACTAATAGCTCCTCCCGGTTATCTTTATATGGCCTTCGACTATTCTCAAGCAGAGTTAAGAATGATGGCTCACTTATCTGGAGACGAAACATATCTTAAAGCTTTTAGAGATGGAGTAGATCCTCACTTGTCAATCGCTGCTAAGAAATATGGAGTACCTATTGAGGAAGCTTCAAAAGCTTATGATGATGAAAGTCATCCAGATCACAAGGTATGGAAGGTAAGAAGAAAGGGAGCTAAGCAAATTGCCTTCGGACTGATCTATGGTATTGGTTCTGCCTTACTAGCCGTTAAACTATCTGACCCAAAAGCCGGTATCATAGTAACTAAAGAAGAAGCTCATAAAGAAATGGATGAGTTCTTCGCAGATCACCCAAAGATTAAGAAGTTTAAGGCTAAACAGGAGAAGTTAATCAAGAAGTACGGATATTATACTCAGTTGTTTGGTACAAGGAGAAGGTTACCTCAAATATATTCAGATAATAAGGCTGAAGTAGCTTATGCTATTCGTCTTGGGTTGAACTTCCCTTGTCAGGGGGCTGCTGCTAACATGACTAATTTTGGAGCTATCTTACTTTACTGGAGAATGCGTCAAGGTAAATTACCAATGATGAAAGAAGCTTGTACAGTACATGACGCAGTATATATGTATACTAAACCAAAAGATATTAATACTTGGACTGTACATAGTATATGGGAAACACTACGTAACCCAAGTACAAAGAAATACTTTGGTTTTCAAGTAGACGATGTAGCTATGTCAATGGACTTTACAATCGGTAGGTCAATGGCAGAGGAATTACCATTTATACCAGGTTACGACTATAATAAACTGCTAGAACCAGATTTCAATGTAGAAGAGTATATGAAAGAGTACCATACTTTCAAATCTAAGAAGGTAGGTAACTTTACTGCAGCTTCTCCTGAGGTATTTGGTAAACTGTATAAAAAAGAAATGAAAGCTTATGAAGAGGATTTTAGGAAAAGTAGAAATGAGTAAATATTACATCAAGTGTTACTACTGTTATACAGAATTTGAGTATGATAAGTCTGATGTAGAGACTTTATGGAATAAACAGTCTAGATCACATCAACGTATGGTAACTTGCCCTTGTTGTAATAGACAACTACTACACCGGGATAGTTTAAGATCTAACATATCAACTGAATCTCTATGAAGGTAGATATAAAACCAGTAAAGGTAAAGTACCAAGGTAAAGATATAACTATAGATATACAGAAAGAACTAGCTATAGATAGGAATAAGCTTGAAACTCAGCTTAAAGAATCTCCTTCTAGTTACTTTATTCTATGTTCAATACGTAATCAATATATACGTAAAAGGGATATACTAGCAAGAGAAAGGGATGAAGCCTACGCTAAAGCTTTTACATTTCTTAAAGATACTAATCCTACCTGGAACAATGATTATGTAACAAACAAAGCAACCTGTAATCATAAGTATATATCTTTATCAAATAGATATCTTAAGGCCGTAGAAAAGGCTTCAAAGTTTATTGATTTATGCAAAGCTTATGAAGCACGAGAAGGCGTACTTAGAACTTTAAGTGCTAATTCACGAAGGTCTTGATAGTTACTATAGTATTATAATGAAATTAAATTATTAAAACTATGTATGTAGAACAAAACTTTATCAGTAAAGAACAAGCTAAAGAGATATGTAAATCATTAGCTAATAATCTTGGAGGTTATTTACCTGAAAACAGGGTAATGATAGTTACACCTAATAATACAGATATTAAGGTTGGTAACATCCTATTACCAGATACTACAGATAAAAAGGACCTACCTCGTAAGGGTGTAATTGTTCAGATGGGCTGCTTATCTGAGGAGAACATCTACTACAAGGACTTACTTAGTATTGGTAGAATACTTACCTATGGTATGTATGCTGGTAAAGAGTTGGATTTTCCACAAGAGCTCTTTAGTACTGTAAAGAACTTTAACCTTGATGATCATACCTTTACAGTATTAAGCATTCAAGAGATCATTTATAGTGAACTAAATAAAAAGTAAAAACATGGCAAAAGACAAGAAAAAGAAACTCTCTTCCTCAGGTATGTCAACCAGGGAGAAGATGTTACAGAGAAAGAAGAAGCTAGCTGAAAAAGGTACAGGTAATGGCTTCGTATTCCCTAAGAATGGTACAACACGAGTTCGACTACTGAGTCCTGGTCCAACAGAGGAATTAGGTTGTGAAATTATCCGTTTCTACTTTGGAGGTCACTCAGTATATTCACCTGCTACTTTTGATGAGCCATGCCCTATCATGGAGAAGTATCAAGAGCTCAAGTCTTCAAAGAATGAGGATGACAAGGTACTTGCAAAGAAATTGGTACCAGGTCGTCGTTATGTACTGGCTGCTCTTGTATATGCAGATGAAAAGGGTAAGGAATTCGACTACGATGGTAAACCACGTTGTATTCTGGTCCCAGCTTCTGTTTACCAGGATATCATTGAACTTTACCTCGATGAGGATGAAGCTGGTGATATGACAGACCCAGTAAACGGTTATGACATAAAGATTGACCGAACTGGAACTGGTCAGTTTGATACCTCTTATTCAGTACGTAACTGTAAACCTACTAAGGTAGACAAGAAGTTGCTGAAGGAAGTTGATTTGGAAGCTATGGTACGTGCTCAGATTAAACCTTATGATGAGCTTGAAGAGGAACTCAACAAGTTCTTGAATGAGGATGACGAAGAGGATGACGATGCTCCAAAGAAGTCTTCTAAGAAAGACAAGAAAAAGAAGAAGAAAAAGCATGGAGATATCTAATAGATATAATACTCTAGCTAAATAACTTTTCATACGAGTTATATACGTAGGGAGATGGTTAGTTATTAGCTGTCTCCCTATTTTGTTGAAATAAGTTACATTATGGCAAGAAAGAAAATAAAGATACCAACTCTAAGAGAGTTACAGAGGAAATACCCTACTCAGTATATTGCTAGTGAGGTAGATGAGAGTAAAACTCCTTGGTTACCTTCAAGATTTTTGGCTTTCAACAAGGTATTAGGAGGAGGAATACCTTTTGGTAAAGTACTTGAATTATTTGGTGAAGAGAGTTCAGGAAAATCTCTCATGGCATTCGACTTTGCGTATTGCTGTCAGTATCTTGGCGGTATAGTATTATGGGTAGATGCTGAGCAATCATTCACTAATTCATGGGCAGAGGTAAATGGGTTAGATTTATCAAGGGTAGTAGTATACCGAGAAACTTCAATTGAGAAGATATCAGACTGGATAGCTTCTATGTCTCTATATTGGAGAAGTCAACTTACTCACAATGAGCCAATACTTTTGGTACTTGATTCAATGTCAGCCCTTGATACAGATGCTAATATCAACTCTGAGATGGATAATGCCTCTGCTGATATGGGTAATAGGGCTAAGGCTATATACAAGTATTTCCGTATCAGGAATGAGATGCTCTATTCATTAGGTATCACCCAGTTATACATCAATCAATTACGTAAGAACTTAAAAGCTGGTATGTTTGAAAACCCAGATATTACTCCTGGTGGTAAGGCATTAGCTTTCTATGCTTCATTACGTATTGGTATGTATGGTGGTAAACAGATCACTAAGAAAGTAAAGGGCAAAGAACGTAAGATAGGTAGAGTAACATCAATTCGTACCATTAAGAATAAGGTTGCTCCTCCTGGACCTACGTTAAAGGGTTCACCCTTATACAATAACCCTAAGTACGTAGACAACATAGGTTTTGATAGACTACACTTCTTAGATGAGATACTACTAGAGGAAGAGATCATTGAGAAGTCTGGAGGTGGAACCTATTCTTATAAGGGTAAAAACCTTTGCCGTGGACAAGAGAAATTTATCAAGCTCTTAGAGGAAGACGACGATTTACGTAGAAAACTAATTAAGAAAGCGGGTATAAATACTCTTGGAACAACTAAGAAATTACTAGAAAGTTTAACAGAAAACCTCTACCCAGTAGATGGTATATCAGAAGATGATTATGAAGAAGACGAAGACGAGTAAAACTCACCCAGATCACTATGCTCAACAGGGCATAGAGCCTATCGAGTATATTGAGGCTAATAACCTTAATTTCTCAGAAGGTAACGTAGTTAAGTATGTAACTAGACATCGTAAGAAGAACGGTAAAGAAGACTTACTAAAAGCAAGGTGGTATATTAACCGTTTAATAGAGACAGAGTATGGTAGCGAAGAGTAAAGATACAACAAGTAAGACAGCTAAAAGGCTGTCTTACCTTTTAGTAGATGGTGAGGGTCTATTACATCAGAGCTTCCATAGATTCAGTAGATTCACTGCACCGGATGGTACTCCTACTGGAGCAATCTTCGGGTTCTTCAAGAGTTTACATCATTACATGTACAGGTTCAAGCCAGATGATTTGTACATAGTATTTGATAACGGTCACTCTAAGTATAGAGAAGAGATATTACCAACCTATAAGGCACATCGAAAGAATATATCAATAGATTATGAATCTTTGCAAAATCAAAAGAAGCAGATTATGCAACTTTTGAGGTATCTAAGAATTAAGTATATTTATGATAAGAATAAATCATGCAATTATGAGGGTGATGACTTCTTAGCATACCTTACGTTAAAATATTTACCTCGTAAATCAAAGATAACAATAGTTACTTCTGATAAGGACTTTAATCAGTTACTCAGAGGTCAAACAGTTAAGGTATACAATATGCGTAAAGATCAGATTGTAATGGAACTTAACTGTGAGGCTATGTTTGGTTATAAATCTAAGGATACCGTAGACTATCTAACCTTAGTTGGTGATTCATCCGATGATATACCTGGGTACCCAGGTATTGGTGAGAAGAAGGCTAAGATATTCCTTGAACAGTTTGGTTCTATTCAAGAGTATTTAGATGGTGAGGAATGCCTTAAGAATGATGAAGGCCATAAAACTATGCTTGAAGTTAGAGATAAGAATAGAGCCCTTATTGATCTTAAGTGGTTTGTTAATCAGTACCCACTAAAACCAGAAGATTTACCAGTTAAGACCTATAAGAATAAAGAGCTAAAGATGATTAAGTTCAAAGAGTTTGCAGTAGCTAACTCGATAAGCTCATTCTTAAACAAAATGTTTTTACAGAACTGGGAAGAACAAAAAATAAGAAGTTATGGAAAAAGTAAATAATACAAAGGTAATGTTTCTTGGCTTTAGTGGTAGTGGTAAAACTACTTTAGCTAATAAGTTGGTAGAGGAAGGTTTCACTTTCATTTCTGGCAGTATGTCAGATTTACTACCCTCTACTAAGAAAGAGAAACATAAGGACATGTTATCTCATGAGTCTAAAGATCTGGCTTTACAGGACTACCAATTATTAAACCTTAGAAATAGGGCTTTTAATGAGGCAAGTAAGAATGGTTTAGACAGGTTAGTCAGTGATAGGAGTTTTGTTGATAACGCTGCTTATTTTATTTATAAGCAAGCAGATAAGTTACCTCAATGCGAGGTAGAACAATTCATTAGTATGTGTAGACAATGCCTTGCTAAACACTGTACACACTTAGTATTTTTACCATTTACTAAAGATACCTTCAAAGAGTGGGTTATCGAAGATAATGATAAAAGGATATTAAACCAGTATTTCCAGTGGACAATGTCTCAGATAATGTCTATGGCTTTAGATAGGTTTGGTTATAAAAAACTTAATTCAATAGTTGATATCCCTGGTGTTAATATGTTTAAGGCTAAACAGCTATTAGACTATGGAGCAGAAACAGGGATTATACACAACTTATATGGAGATACTCGAGTATTAGTTCTTAGAGAACTAGACTTAGGTAGAAGAGTTGAACTAATAAAAAGGTTTATAAATGACAAAATATAAGGATAGAGAGTTATTGGCTCTGGTATTTTCTGACTTACACTTAAACCTATGGGCAAAGTTTAACGAGGGAAATACCAGAACTAAAAACGGGTTTGATGTTATAGAGACTTTATGTAAAGAGTCCCAGAAACATAAGGATATCCCCATACTATTCTGTGGTGATATGTTCCATAAGCCAGAGAACATAGATCAAGAACTAGCCTTGATGGCTAAAAGTTTCTTCGATGGTTTGGTGGATAAATATCCAAGACAACGTATCTACTGTATAGAAGGTAATCATGACCTGAAGAAAGTAAATACTATTGGTAGTATTAACCAGGGTTGGATAAGTTTATTTCAGAATCATGTTATAAACGTAATAGGTCCAAACGTACGATTGAATATTGGCCCTTTTTGTGATTTTGAAGTTCATGGTGTACCTTACATAGATCACAATGTAGGTTTATCAGAGTACCTAAAGAATATGAGGTTAGATAAAGACTTCAAGCATATTCTATTACTGCATACTGATTACCCAGGAGCTAAGGACACTGATGACCGTAGAATTGATTCAGTAGAGAACTTAAACCTAAATACCCTATCAAGGTTTGATTTAGTGTTATGCGGTCACATACACAAACCGCAAAAGTTAGGTAAGAAGGTATATATGGTAGGAGCTCCAATGCACCAGCGTAGAACAGATAGAAACTGTGATATGGGTTATTGGAAAATATATACCGACTTAAGTATGAAGTTTGTACATCTATCTAAGTACCCAAGGTTCATAGATGTAGAGAGCGAGGAAGACATAAAAGATGATGGTAATTATTATACTGTATTACCAAGTAAGTTAAATCTACCTGAAGTAGTAAGTCATAAAATTACCAAGCAACTTTCAAAAAAGAAGCTAGCTCACAGGTATATGAAACAACAGGGTATTAAGGATAAGGTTAAAGAGGATCTGTTAGTGAAAATATTAAAAGAGTCTGAACAATGATAACATTTATAAGATTACGAATAAAGGGCTTTTGTTCATACGAAGGTGATAATACACTAGACCTTAACCCAGGTACATCAGTAGTAATACGAGCAAGTAATGGAGCTGGTAAGAGTTCTATCTTCTCTGCTTTAGTATGGGGTTTGTATGGTAAATCTATAAAGGGTACCTCTGATGTAAATACAAAGAAGAAGTATCAGACTAAAGATTACCAAGGTACACTAGTCGAGGTATACTTTCAGAGGGACGGCTCCTTCTATAAAGTAACCAGGTGCCAGAACTATACTGGTGTTCTTGAGGATGGTGCTAAAGGTAAGGATAGGCTAGTAGTAGTTAAAGATGCAGTAGTTCAAGACATCAAGGGTAAAGTTAAGTTGCAGGAATTCTTGAATAATGAGCTGGGCTTAACTTACAGCTTGTTTATGAATTCGATAATGTTTGGACAGGGTATGAAGAAATTGATACAAGAGTCCAATACAGATAAGAAGAAACTATTCGAAGAGGTATTCAACCTTAACTACTTAAATGTAGCTACTACCTTAGCAAAGCAATATAAGAACAATGTAAGTTCAAAGGTTAGTGAATTATCTTCGAAGTTACGCTCATTAGAAAATGAATATGAAACTGCCAGGGAAGCTTATAAGGATTTTCGAAGTAAAGAGAGAAATTTTAGTAAGCTGTTAAAAAAAGAGAAGGCAAACATACTCAAAGATAAGAAAAGTCTAGAAAAAGACATAAAAGAAACTAGACTAACTTATAAGAAAAAAGAAGTTAGTGCACTAGAAGAAAAGCTTAATACACTAAATAGCAGTTATTCAAGCTTGAATAATGAATTATCAGAAGCAAAGACAGTTTCTAACCAACCTTTGATAGAAGTAATAACTAAGGTAGTAGATTTACTTGAAAAGAATAAAGCTTCTAAAGCCCTGAGTTTGGTTAAGAAGATCAAAAAAGCTTACCTGAGTATCGAAGACTTAAACGATAAGCGTGAAACTGTAAGGGATAGTATCTCCGATATAAAGGATAAACTTAGAAGGTTTAATTCAATTGCTTCAGATATTGAAGAGTTAGAGGAATCTCTAGAGGAATTAAACGATAAGCTGTCAGCTATTAAGAATAAGAAGCCAGAGGTACTATCTCCAAAGTATAAACAAAAAGCTCACAAATTGCGTACACATATTCGTACTGTAAAAGAAAACCTGGATAAGTATAATCTGGAGCTTGACAATTATAACTGGCTAATTTCAGATCCTCTAAGTAATAAGGGTATAAAGGCATATCTATTCGACTCATCTCTCGATAAACTTAACTGTACGTTAGAGGCTTATTCTAAGGTACTAGGTTTCAGAATAGCTTTTGAGGTAGATTTGAATTCTACTAAAAAAGATTTTGTAACCACTATAGAGATGGATGGAGAATACTATGACTACGATGAACTATCTGGAGGTCAACAACAACTATGTAATGTTGCTATGGCATTGGCAATGAATGAAACTTTAACTTCATCAAAGGATATAAGTATAGCCTTTTTAGATGAGGTATTTGAGTCTCTGTCTACCGATAACATAGACATAGTTATATCCTTATTGGATAATGTATTCGAAGGTAAAAACCTATTCCTAATTACCCATCAAGAGTCATTGCCTTTATCGAATTTTAAGACCTTGCAAGTTGAACGTATTAATGGTATAAGTCAGTTTAGAATACTATAAGGTAATGAATATAAACAAGACAATATATGACAAATTCTAAAAACAAAGGCTCCAGATTTGAAAGGGCAGTTGCGAAGTATTTTACAGATTGGACTGGTTATACTTTCGGAAGAACACCATATTCAGGAGCTTACCATAAAAGTAACGACCTATCTTCTGATGTCATGTGTACTGATGAAAGACATGCCCATCGTTGTAAATTATCTATAGAGTGTAAAAACTACAGGGATATAAACTTCGAACATGTTTTACTTGGTACTAAGGGCTCAGTGATAGAGAAGTTCTGGGAACAAGCTAAACGTGATGCAGAACGTTCTGGTAAGGTACCAGTATTAGTAATGAGATATAATTCAATGCCTCGAGGAGAATTCTTTTTCGTTGTAGATCCAGGATTGGGTAATATCATCGGAACTAATATTAAAGGTAATGGTGAGAGAAGTATGACAATAGTAACTCCCTCTAATGTACTATGTGTTTATATGGCTTCTTCTGTAAAGAAATATGTAAACTACAAGAGTATACATAAGCAGGCTAAAATGTTAGTTAAGTAAGTATGAAAAAGTCAGGTTCTAGAAGAAATAAAGTATACTGTATATTCTACCTCGATAAGAAAAACTTTGGTAATATAAAATCTCAACTAGAAGAGGCTGGTATTAATGACGTTAAGGCAATAGTACCCATGGTAAACGTACTGAAGAAGACTCGTAATGGTAAGATGGTATATTCTGAGGAGCCTGTACTTTTCAATTATGGGTTTATGAAGATGGATATCAAAAAAGCCCATAATCGCATGTTCCTCAATAAGTTGAAGAAAACTATACCAGGTATACATCATTGGGTAAAAGATACCATAACCGTACATCCAAGGAAAAAGAAAGCTAGAGTTGATAATGCTGAAGATTTCGATGACTTCTCCTTAGTAGCTATCTGTCCTAGAAAAGACGTAAGAAGGTTTATTAAAATTGCTAAAGAGAATAAGAAATACTCTCTAGACGACTTAGTAAACATCAAAATAGGACAGTTTGTTCATCTAAAGGGTTATCCTTATGAAGGTGTAGAAGCAACAGTAACTTCAGTAGATCTAAAAAATAGGACAGTTGGTTTAGAAATGATAGTAAACTATGGTACTATGAAATTATCTCTACCATTTGACAACGTATTATACTCTGTATATCAGAATTATGATCCAGATGTATTATATGCCAGCTATTTGGATAAAAAGGAAGAGGATATTACTCAAGAAAAGATCGACAACATATTAAACAAAAGAACATATTAAAATGACTGAAAATCAAAAAAGAGCTTGGGAGTGGTTGCTTGAGAAAGAGCAGCACTCCCTTTTTTTGACATTAGGGCAAGGCAAGTCTTCTTGGGAAGTTGGTGAGATACTCGGTTTATCTCACTACAAGTATCTTGAGATTAAGGAAAGGGCAGAAGTCTTTTTCAAACTATTTACTAACTTCCTTGAAAGATGGCCAAGTCTATTCAGGCCTGGTAACCCTTGCCAAGAATCTTTCAAGGATCTAATGGATGCCTTTATTTGTCGTAGAGTTAAACGTAAGAGTGCTGCTTTATTCTCTGGAGATGCTGCAAATCTAGTTAAGAAGATAAGCACGGCTTCTATACGTAACAACTTGAAGGTACTTAGTGAATCTGATGATCCTTGGGATAAAGATACTATGGCCCTGATATTAGAATTCGATAGATGGAATAATTTCAGAATTCTACCTCATGAGTGGCAGCAACCCTCTGCGTATAAACGCAGGTTAAACAAAAAAGATAAGATATACATTAAATATCTTCTAGACCCTGTAAAGACTCCTTTTTGGATGTTGAAGAAGATTAAAGAAAGATTTTACTACAAGGGTCGTAAGGCAGAGAATACAGCATACGTGGCATTAATATCTAAAAGGCTTTTCAAGGAAGGTTATTTAGTAATGCCCATTCGTAAAGATCCTGAGGTTATTAAAGAGATGACTGGGTTCTATATGTATGTATTCGATAGTAAATATGATGCAGACTCATTGGGCTTTAAGATATCTAACTACTACATTCAGACTTCAAGGGTTAGGTTGGGTCAGAAATTTTGGCCCGAGTACAGAGAGATAGTACAAAGGGCATTAAATTACAATGAGATGAATAACATCAACTTTAGTAGGGAGAACCTTGATATGGCTAGAGATCCTTCTGGCTCTATTAAGAAAGCTCGTATAAAGACTAAAAAGAGGGAAAGAGGTATTCATGACCCAAGACCTATCAAATCTCTACCAGTAACTAGAGCAGATTCCTCAGCTTTTTATATAGAAAAATAAAAATAGTTTGCATAATTAAAATAAAAATAGTAATTTTGCAATATCAAATTAAAATCATTAGCAACTATGGCAAAAAAGAAAATTTTAAGCAAGCAAAAAGAAGTACTCAGAAGAGATAATCTAACTAGAGGTACTTGGAAAGATCTCAAGAGACAAGCAATAACCTTAGGAATGCCCTTCCCAGATGCTTGCGGATGTAGCATTGGAGCATTAATGAACTACATCAATAGAAGAGACAATCCAGAACCAAACCCAGAACTTATCAATGAATATGATAAGTGGCGTATCAAACGTTTCGATGAAAACGGAGTTCCAGAGGATGATCCAATTCGTAACTCACGACTTCGCTTGGGTTTTATAAGTGAAGAAAACGAAAATGGAGAAGTAACCAAAAAGAAAAGGGTCCCGGGCATATCAAAGACAAAATTTAAGAAACCCAGAGAAAGGGATGAATTCAACTTATTAAAAGGTACTAAGAAGTCCTATACCTTCGAGCTAACCAAAAAGGGTTATGACTTAGAAAGAATCATCCGGAGAGTACAAAAGAAGTTCCCAGAGGCTAATGAGAAATCAATTAAGCTATGGTCAAGAGCTGCTCAGAAAGATATGAAGAAAAATGAGGGTAAGCAGGGATAGGAGATTTGTATGGCCAGATAGGTATTACATCTGGTCATACTTCCCGGAAAAGGTAAGAAAAAGCATACATCAGAGATCTGAGTCAAGGTTATATGCTAAAAACTATTGCAGAATACCATACTTCTCTAGACTTCATGCTAGACATGTTGCAACCTTTTATCATGGGCGTAAAGCTAATAAGTATATACACATCATAAGTGGTAAGAGACTTATCAAACAGGGTATAACTACTTTCCCTCGGTATAAATACGAAGAAGCTTTCTTCCTTGGAGATCAAGTTAGATATTTAAGGCCCTGGGCATACCCAATAGAATTTCGTGCTGATAAACATCGTAGGAGAAGGTATATCACTTTGATGAATATTGCTTTTAACAGTGGCGGTAAAAATAAGTTCAATGATACCTATAAGCTGTACAATATCGGTAATCAATATAGAAGGTTCTCTACTAAGTGGTTAAATCGTAAATACCGAAATGTAAAGAGAAGGCTTTATAACCAATTGGTAGAAGAAGAATTAATGGCCAAAGGTATACTAGAAAAGAATAGACACATAGCTGAATTTGATGAGTAGAATCTATATCATAATGCAAATTAAATAATACCCAGCACTAGCAAATACTCTTTCTAGATGAGGTATTTCAATATAAATTCGAATTCAAGGAAATTGAGTTAATACATATTATTAGTAACAAACATTAAATTTTAACAACATGGCAAAAGCTAAGAAAGCTGCTCCAGCTAAAAAGGAGATCGAAAGAATCGAATTAGGTAATGGCAACGTACTCGTTAAGTATGACGATGGTACTTGGGCAATCATTACAGTAATTCCTGCCGAGGTAGTTGAATCTTTGGTTGGCACTTCTGAGGAAGACGAGGACGAGGAAGACG